CATGTGGAGCGGTTACTGTTCCTAATCCAGCAACAGCAGCTACCCGCCGTGTATACGTGAACGGTCAACTTATATCTCTAACCGGAGATTTGAATTCCCATGGGGGAGGGGCGTTGGTAGGAGCCACAAATAGAGTTTTTGTTAATGGAGTGCCGGTTGTGGGGATGGGAGGATTGAATACAGGAGGGCCTGATCCTTTAGTTTCGACGGATCCTTCCCATGCAGTATCACTTCCAGTTACCGGCAGTCCGACCGTGTGGATTGGCGAAGCTCCTTAACATAGGGAAAAAACATGGCAACAATATTAGCAGATAGACACACACGAGCTCGCAATCAAGAGCTGTATACAGATTTCAAAACTACGTTTGATGTTCATCCAGGATCAAACGATTTGATTGCATTGCGGGACGAGGACGCCGTTAAGCAAAGCGTCATTAACATAATTAAAACCTCTCGATATGAGCGACCATTCCAACCCAACTTTGGATGTTTGATCACTGACTTACTTTTTGAGAATCAAGATTTCCAAACTGTGAGAATGGCTCGTAGAGTCATACTAGATGCAATAGCTCTATATGAACCGAGAGCAAAGGTATTATCTGTAGTCGTGTCACCTACCCCAGATGAAAATGGCCTGGAAATTGCAGTTGTTTTTTCTCTAATAAATAATCAAACACCGATTACACTACAATTAGTTTTAACTAAGGTCCGCTGATGGCTAATACGACACTTAATTTAACCTCGCTCGATTTCGATGAAATAAAGCAAAACCTAAAGACTTTCATGAAGTCTAAGCCGACTTTCAGTCAAGTCGATTTCGATGGCAATAATATGAACGTGTTGTTAGATGTGCTTGCATATAACACATACTTGAATTCTTTTTATCTCAATATGGTCGCAAGTGAGATGTTTATCGATTCTGCGCAGATACGCGAGAGTGTAATATCACATGCAAAATCTCTTAACTACTTGCCGAGGTCCTACCGCTCAGCAAAAGCGTTGATAGACTTAACCATCACCCCTGAAGCAAACGTACAAAGTGTTTTCATTCCAAGCGGTACGGAATTCATCTCTCGTGTTGGTTCTAACACATATACTTTCAGCACAGACCAAGACATTACAATTCTTTCGAATACAACCTCTTTCGTAGCAAAGAATATTCCTGTGTACGAAGGAAATTACATTGAAGATACATTTGTCGTTGATACAGCTAACGGTTATCAGCGGTACATTTTATCCAACCCAACAATTGACACCACCAGCTTGAATGTAATTGTTAGCGAAAACTCCGGCACAAACGTATATTTTTATGAAGTGCGCAGTTCGTTGTTTGATGTGTCTTCTAACACCGCTATGTGTTTCATCCAGGCTGCTGAGAACGACAAATATGAGTTAATGTTCGGTAACGGCATCTCCGGCCGTCCTCCATCAGACGGATCTCTTATCTTTACGCGTTATAGATTGTCAAATGGAAGCGATCCAAACGGTGCATCAGTGTTCGTTCCTACAGGATCAATTGACGGGCACGCAAACGTGAAAGTCGTTACAGCTATCTCTGCTGCAGATGGTGCTGTACATGAATCAGTAGAGTCGATCAAATTTAACGCACCACGTTTCTATCAGACACAAGAACGTGCTGTTACAGCTAACGACTATAGAGTGTTATTGCAAGCAACTTATCCTGAAATCACAGCAATTAACGTATATGGCGGTGAGGACGCTGATCCTCCTCAATATAGTACTGTCGTAATTGCGCTTGCTGTCGCTGGATCTCAGCAGGTACCAGATTATAAGAAACTCGAGTACACAAACTATTTGAAGAATAGAACTTCGCTTTCTAGCGATCCTGTATTCGTAGAGCCGGTACAATTGTATGTTGATGTGGACGTTGATATTAAGTACAATACTGGAAGCACAACCAAGTCTGCTTTGGACATTGAAACAGCTGTCCGTAGAAACATTCTTCAATACAGCCAAACAAATCTTAATGATTTTGAAAAGACACTGTATTTCAGTAACCTCGTTAAACAAATTGACTTGAGTGATGGTAGTATCATTAGTAATGACTTGTATGTCAAACCAATGATAAAATTTGTACCAGCGATTAATCAACAAAACACTTACGTGCTGCGTTTCTATAATGAGATGCGTCGCTTACCTTACTCTAATCGTATTCATATCTACGAAGATGAACACACAATTAGATCTTCTTCATTCGTCTATGAAGGGGGCGTGTGCTCTTTTGAAGATGATGGGGATGGTAATATTAGAATCGTACAGGTTTCAGGCACAAATCACCTTGTGGTTAAGCCAAACGCTGGTACGGTAGATTATAAGACTGGCGTAGTCACATTAACTAATTTTGCTCCTACCAGCTACGAGGGTAATGGTATATCTGTGTACGCTCTATCGCTGGCGCGTGATATTAAAGCGTCCCGTAATCAAATTATCAGTATACAGAGCAATGATATTGGCGTCAATGTGACAGGGGAAAGAATTCTATAATGTCGGATCTTCAAAAAATATCCCATTTAGTCGAGACTCACTTTCCTGCTTTTTATAGGGAAGAGGGAAAGAATTTTGTTGCTTTTGTTAAGGCGTATTATGAGTGGTTAGAGCAACCAGATAATCCTGTCGGAGCGTCTCGCCAGCTATTGAATATGATCGACGTCGATAAGTCCGTCGATTCTTTTATTGCTAACTTTAAACAAAAATACCTCGTTAATTTTCCGTTGGTAGCTTCAGCCAACACATCAACAAGCACGTCTTCAAATACCTCGTCTAATACATCTTCGAACGTGGTATCTTCGAACACGTCATCCAACACGTCGGTTAGCACGACAGGTAACCAGCAGTCTATCGACCAAGCCACGTTTATTAAGAAGGCTAGCGAGCTGTATAGATCTAAAGGATCACAACGCGCTGTCGAGCTATTGTTTAGATTGCTGTTCAATGAAGATATTGAGGTATACTATCCTACTTCTGATATATTCAGACCGTCTACTGGCAAATGGATGCTGCCTGTTTACATTGAGCTCTCTCAAGCATCAAAAAATAACGTATTTCCAGGCAACATTGTAAAAGGACAAACGAGTGGTGCGACAGCTGTTGTTGCTCGTGTAGCTAAGAGAACGATGTCTGGAAAGACGTTCGATGTAGCATATCTTACAAACATTGAAGGCAATTTTAAAGTAGGCGAGATCGTAACGTATGATGGATTAATTGAAGGAAGTCCTACTATCATCGGTTCTCTCAATGAAATCGTTATTGAGAATCCAGGTCAAGATTTTGAAATAGGAGATGTAGTCTCTGTTTTATCGGACGCTACTGGAAGACATGCAAAAGCTCGAGTGTTGCAAATTGTTCCAGCGACTGGTAAGATTGACTATAAGCTTCTCGACGGAGGAGCAGGTTATATTCTAGGCTCCAACGTTGTCATTTCCAACAAAGTGTTGACCATTGACAACTTTGTAAGTAACACACCATACACAACGGCGTTCAGAGAAGAAGAGGAAGTTGAGCAGAGATTAACATATGTGCCGTTCACAGCAGCAAGCGGTAGCTTTGACGCTGGCCACTTCGTGTATGGAATCAATACCGCCCAAAATCCAGATCTTATCGTCTCTGCTGGGTATGTGCTAGAGAAAAATTTAACATCTTCAACTACTGGCTGGGTGTTGGTAAATGAGCTACCTGTCAAAACAATTAACTTATCTTCCATATCACTTGCCAACACAACAGGGTCGTTCAATGTTGGCGAAGTTGTATACCAAATCAAAGCTAATACTAATTTCAGAAAAACAACTGGATATGTTCTGAAGGCTAATAGTACGGTAGCGCTGATCGATGCTACGTTCGGAGAATATACAACAGGCGAGCGACTAATAGGAGCTAGCTCCGGTTGTTCTGCTAATATAGCCTCACAATCCACCGTGAACGGGTCGTTTACAGACCCCAATATCGATACCCTACAAACAGGATTGCTGCCATCTGCAATATCTGCATTGATTGTTACCAATGATGTTGAAGATCGCTCAGCATCAGGATATGTTGTTGGCTCGAATACCCATTACCTCGGTTTGGTCAACGTAGATGCATCTAAAGCTTTCAAAGCGGGGCCACATGCGTATGTGTATGCTGTCGGATCCAATTCGCATGCCAATGTTCTTGGAGTAAGCACCGGTAGCATCGGAGGATTTGATGTTGGTAGCATTACAGATGAAGAACAGATTTATATTAACACTGACATAATTGGATCTAATAATTCAGCCAACGTTGCGTTCTTGGCAATGACAATAAGCGGCGATGGACCGACATGGTCGGGTAACGGTATATCCTCTAATGTTGGATTTATTGGCAATGTTGCTGTAATATCAGGAGGTTCTGGTTATACGAATACTGATATTATATCCGATCCATGGTTAGGTACGATCGTGACCTTCAATGGAGGAAATCCTACATCGATAGCAAATGCCTATGTTCGAACAAACAGCTCTGGAGTAATAACTTCCGTTACTGTTACAAATATAGGCTCAGGGTACGATGTTAAACCAACAATCACTTTGAGTCACGCAGGCCCTGGTACGTTAGGTACCAACGCAGTTTTGGATCCACAAATCGATCCAGGATACGGATTTGTTAAGAATCCTAATGGAGATTTGAATAGTATCATTGATACGTGCTTGACAAAATTGCAGCAAACGGTGGGAACAATTGCATCATTGACAAACATTGATCCAGGGTCAAATAACACAGCATCGCCTTTTGTGCGAGTAATTAATCCAGCGACAGCAGGGTTTGGTAAGCGTAATTATAAGCTGAATATAAGTGGCAACACAAAGCCTTTCTCAGTAGGTGAAAACTTAACTCAGCTAGTATACGATCCCGTCGTTACAATAAATGCAACAAATATGAGTGGCGCGTTTAATGCAGGTCAGCGCGAAACTATCAAACAAGTACGCGCAGACGGAAATACCGTTTACGGAGAATTGTTAACAGCAACGTACAACTCTTCTACTCATACGGGTGTGTTGCGTATACGTGTGGATGACATATCAAACACATTCAACTCATCAAACACATTCCAAGGATTGACGTCCACCTCAACAGCCAACGTTGGATCCAAGACAACTACCACGGTATCGCAGTTAGCAAAAGGCAGAGTAATTGCAAATGATGGCGCCTCAATAAACGTATTCCGGACAAGGTTCAATACATCTTTTGCAAACAACAATCAAATCTTTGGCGAAACGTCGGGCGCACAAGCAACAATCAATAGTATTGTGGACATTCCTGATTCTCCCATTTACGGTAAGAACGCAGTCATAGATTCCCCTGCTCGATCTGCTCAAGGTACTATTGGTAAAGTGGAAGTCATAGACTCAGGGTTTGCATATACGAACAGCGAAATTGTTACTCTCAAAAGCGACAACAACGTATATGTCGCGACGGGGGTTGCTAAACTAATTAGACAAGGAACTGGTGAGGGATATTGGGAAGATAACGGCGGGTTTGCAAGCTCAGATAAAGTTATACAAGACAGCGACTTCTACCAAGATTTTTCATATGAAGTTCGTAGCAGCTTATCGCTTGATCGATATGCTGATATCATTAAAGATACAGTTCATATTGCTGGACGTAAATTGTTTGGTAGCGTAGAACGTAGCGTTACAGCCGTCGAAGACATCGTATCAGAAGATTTACTGGACCGCTCATCAACCCTTGTTGTAACTGGTGGAAACAACGTTAAATTCAATTTAGGAGAAGAACTAATTGAGTTTGATGGAACGACAAAGACGGCAAATGGAACTTTGGATTCCATCATATGTTACATTGGTGTGGATGGCGCCAACACCGAAGCTGTAATTGGAAACCAATTGTCATATCCAACTTTCTTCAGCAACACGAGCTCGGGAAATATTATTGGTGTGACGTACGATTACAACGCCAACACAACGACCATAGCTGTAGACAATGTAAGTGGATTGTTCCCATCAGTTGGCCAAGTGCAAACTAGGTTCGATCGTACGCAGCTTGCTTACAATTTAACATCGTATGCTGTTGGTAGCGGCGATCCAATCAACTTCCAATATCAAGAAGTTGTATACCAATCGAACGGAACTGCCAACGTTGGTGTAGGAAATATCACTTCCTCGAACAGCACTCACTTGATTGTGAAGCCAGCCACTAAATTGCTTGTATCACATATTACCGGCACCATTGCGGCAGGTCAAACGATATATCAGCGCGACGATTCTTCTTCGCCAAACAATGCCGTAGGGGTTGTTGGTATGTCCAATTCGACCGTTGTTGAAGTCATAGATCCAAGAGGACAGTTTGTTTCAGGTAAAATGGCATTCACGATATCGGGAAATGCCAGCATACTTGCAATCGGTGGCAAATCTTCGTTGTTTACAAGATCCAACACCGTCGTGTTATCTATTGGCAATTTGTCAGACATTGGATTCCAAGACGGTGAAATCTTGCGTCAGCCTTCCACAGGAGCGCAGGGATATGTTAATATCGGTAACACCTCGACCGTTAGTGTAGGGAATACCTCAGGCACGTTCAATCCATCTTCAGGTCCCGTCATAGGAATGACATCTGGAGTTCAAGCAACTGTGTCTCGTGTGAATGGTCCATTCTCAATATACGGCTCAACTTCTGGCGCTAACGCCGTCATTACAGCAATTGAACAAACCAGCGTAGTTACAACACTCGCGATCAACTCAGGTATTGGCGCCCTAAATACATTTGGAGTCGCTAACGTTTCAGGACAGTTTTTGTATAACAGTACTGTGTTGGGTGCAAATTCAAGCGCTAACGCAACCATTGTTTCTGTAGAAATCCAAGCATACTAAGATGAATTTAATAACACGCAACCTTCGTCGGCAAGCAGCACAACAATTTATAGACAATATCACGTCCGGTGAGGATGTGTATTACGTTTTTATTGGCCGTCCTGATCCGTATGCAGATGATAACACCCCTCCACAGCCTTACGACACGGTCCAACAAATAAGCACAGACGCTTATCAATCTATGATTGCCGGCCGCCGAGTTGGTGTGAATGATGCAAAGCTAATGGTACCGAGATACAACTGGACAGCAAATACAGTATATGCTGTTTATTCACATGATGATGTTGAGTTGTACGACAAGCAGTTTTATGTGCTAGTGTCGCAGGGTACAAACCACTCGATCTTTAAATGTTTAGACAATAACAACGGAAGCCCATCGAGCGTCCCTCCGGATGTTTATTCAACTTCTCCGCAAGATGAGGAATACAGCACAAGCGATGGTTACAAGTGGAAGTATATGTACTCCATTGAAGATTCTGTGTTTAAGAAATTCTCTACTCCTCGATTCATTCCCGTAGTTCCAAATGCAAACGTTGTTGCAAACGCAGTGTCTGGGACAATCAGCCACATTAGTATCCCATATCAAGGATCTCATTATAATTCATATGGCAGCGGCGTCATTCAAGTTAGTGCGGTAAATGGTGATGCGACGGTATTCCAAGTTGAAGGAAATAAATCCGCAAATACTGACTTCTTCAAGAATTGTGCATTCAAAATTACAAGCGGAGTTGGAGCGGGACAGCAACGATTGATCAGTGAGTATGTTGTATCTGGAAGTTTGCGTAGTGTAATATTGACGCAGCCTTTTGATATATTGCCTGACGTGTATTCCACGTATGAAATTTCTCCTGCCGTTGTAGTAACTGGAGATGGAGATGGTTTTGTTGGCAGAGCGTTAGTTAACGCTGCAAGCAGTAACTCCATTTATAAAATTGAGATTACAAACCAGGGTAATTCTTTCACTTACGCTACTACTACAATTCTAGCTAACACTGGCGGCACTTCTAACGCTGCAATACTGACTCCTGTGTACAGCCCTCCAGGTGGCCATGGATCTGACGTAGCTGCTGAGTTAGGCGCTCGTCATATGTGTGTAAGTGCTAATTTCAATGCTGATGATGTAGATAACAATAACAAATTATTGGATGCAAACGATTATAGAAATATTGGTTTAATTCGCAATCCATTATTGTCGAATGTCGTAATAACTTATTCTTCTAGCACGACAGGATTTGCTGATGGGGAAATTGTTACCCAAGCGGATAGTGGGGCTAGCGGTGAAATAGTAAGAGTCACCGAAACTACACTCAAGCTCACTAACGTATCGAAATTTTTTGGATCAGGTAATAGTTCTTATAACCTAATACATTCAAGTGGCGGCGTGACGGCTCGAGTTGATAGTGTCGCTGGACCAACGACCTACATAGATCAAACATATAAATTAATTATCGATAATCCTGCAGGGCAATTTCAAGAAGATGAATTGGTAACGCAGGGCAGTCATGCAAATGGCATTATGTATTTTGCTAATAATACAGTGATGAGGATTACCGGTAAAAAAGGAGTAATCAACGTTTCTGATGATGTTGTTGGTACGGTTGAAACAGTTACAGGCACAACCTCCTCTTCCACATCTAAAGTAACAGACGTAGTCGCTGGTGATTTGGTGCCCAATTCGGGTCAAGTGATGTACATTGAAAATGTGAAGCCAGTTAAAAGATATAATCAACAATCAGAAACATTAAAGTTGATATTGCAATTCTAAGAGGAAACTATGGCATTAGAGCTACAAGACGGCACATTAAACGAATCCCCATACTTTGACGATTTCGCGGAAGATAAAAACTTTCACCGCGTGTTGTTCAGACCTGGAGTCGCAGTACAAGCCCGTGAGCTGACGCAATTGCAAACTATTTTGCAAAACCAAATTGAGCGTTTTGGTGAAAACATCTATAAGACTGGTACCGTCATTAAAGGATGTACTCAGTCATTCGACTCAAACTATCAATACGTAAAAATTCTTGACAATCAAGTTGATGGTCAGCCATGCAACATGAGTCTGTATGCAAATACGCTTGTCGTCGGTACAGCAAATTTGCGCGCTTATTCCGTCAATGCTGTGACTGGTTTGCAAACTCAGAATCCAGATTTAAATACACTATACATTAAGTATTTAAATACAGGCACTTCAGGCGAAAAAACATTTGCGTCCGATGATGTTTTGACAATCTATCATAGAGACCGTCGCGTCGAGTCAATCACTGTATTGCAAGGCGGTTCAGGATATTCTAATACAGATACGGTCACATTTACAGCTGCTGGTACAGGGGGCTCTGGTGCAGTTGGAACAATTGTAACATATGCGAATGGTACAATTAAGGAAGTACTGTTGAACGAAAAAGGATCAGGGTACGTTGATGTACCGACAGTTACTCCTGTTGGCACGTCTGCAGGTCAAGGAGCTCAGCTAACAGCTACGATTCAAATTGCTCAGTTAACTGTTGCGGGTAATTTTTACACAGCCCCAGTAGGTGCCGGATATGCTGTTCGCGTAAGCGATGGTATCATTTTTCAAAAGGGACATTTTGTCCGGTTTGAAGGTGGCACTGCAATTGCTGCAAAGTATAGCACTGCACCAAACAACGCCGTAATTGGATTCTCCACGACTGAAGCAATTGTCAACGCGACAAGCGACGATTCGTTGTTAGATAACTCTACAGGATCTTTGAATTACAAAGCGCCAGGAGCTCATCGTCTCAAATTGACACCTACATTGGTTGTAAAGACCAAGCAAGAAGCTTCCTCCAATAATAGTTTCTTCGGTATTGTAGAATTTGAGAACGGTCATAAAGTACGTCAGTCGGAAGATACGCAATATAATGTTATTGGTAATCAAATGGCTAAGCGCACATATGAGCAAAGTGGCAATTATGTTGTCAGCCGGTTCCCAGTAATAACAGAACCAATATCAGGTAACACAACACACATTAATGTTGCTGTGGGTGCTGGTACTGGATACGTTGATGGTTTCCGTGTTGAAAACTTAGATAACATTCGCGTACCGTTGCGCAAGGCAACGGACGTAACAACCGATTACGGTCAGAGCATCTCTACTAATTACGGTAACTATGTTTTGGTTCAAGAGATGGCTGGTTCATTTGAGGCGAGTGCTGGGGTTAGCGTATCTCTAAGAAGTGCAGCTGGTCAAAACTTAACTACAAACGTTAACGGCACACCGAACGGATCAAGCGCTGGATCGCAAATTGGTACTGCAAAAGTACGAGCAGTCGTGTATGAAAGTGGAGACGTTGGTACTCCTACATGCCAGTATAGACTATATTTGTTTGACATTCAGATGTCAGCCGGTAAGACTTTCGGTGACGTCCGTGCAATATCTGTTGCAGGGGTTGCATGTGCTGACGTGGTATTGAACGCATTCAGTAAAGCTGAATTACTCGAGCCAGGTTACAGCTCTCTCGTGTTTAATCTTGGTACGCAAGCAATCAAGCAATTGAACAATGAGAATTTTATTTACAGAGCTACAGTCTCTAGTCAAGACCGCTTCTCTACATCGGGCGTTGCAACAATTGAATTGGCCGGTGACGAGGAGTTTCCTTACACGCCAAGCTCTACACTCAACAACACACAAGAGCGCGATTTTGTTATCATTCCTACAAATTCAACATATGGCGGCACAAAAGCAGGCACTGTGCAAACGTTTGGCAACACTACCATTCAAGCTAACACTGGGTCTACTACAACGTTTTTGACAGACTATAATGCTGGTGAATCGATTTATATTGGCGGTAATTATCGAGTAATTACTCGAGTGATAAGTGACACACGTCTAGAAGTATCCTCTAGCATTGGTGCCGGAACAAGCCAAGCACATAGAATTGGATTCCCTGCGTATGTTCCAGTCAATACATTCAAACGTGTTGGTGCTGGAATCACGATTGATAGTACCGGAACAATTGCGACTATTAACTTAGGTACTACTGTCGGTACATTGAACACTGAGATGGATGCTGTCATCCATTACAATTCTAAAGTCGCTGGTGGTAACATTCAAGTTGGCGCACACGTTACAAAAGGCATAACAAAGAATGCCTATGTTAAAATATCAGGCGCTCAACTTGCAACTAATCCAAACGGTCCTTGGTGCCTTGGATTACCTGATGTTCATAAAATTGTTGGCGTATACAAAGGCACTAACACCACATACAACGAAACAACCGATATTACATCGTCGTTTGAATTAGACAACGGTCAAACCGATAATCTGTACGGACTTGCCTTCTTGAATAAGAAGT